CCATTATGTAAGTATTAAATTCAGACGCATTAACCAAATCGCCTGTTGCCCAAACTTTAAATCCTGCTCCAGCCATTATTTTACTCCTTTATGTATATGCAAATCTTGTTCCTATTCCTAATTGTGCTTGTCCTAAAACCCAACCAGATGAGCTTGCTGGACTAAGTGTAGCCGTCCATTCCCATTGTTGAGAACTAGCATTAACGCTATGGCTAATACTTTCTATCCATAATTCATCAGTATAGTCGCTATTATCTGGATTTACTATTTTAACAGATATTCTGTCACCAAATTCTAATCCTAAAGCCTTATCCCATAATAATACATTGTCTTTTGGATTTACTTTTAAATTATCTATCCTAACAATAGGTAAAGAAGTTTCTGCTATTTTTTGGTCTATTAAAGATAAAACATCAGCGTCAGATATATTTATGGTTGTTTCTGTACTAACAATTGGTCTATATCTTTGTACTGAATTTGCGTCAGATACAAATTGTGTATTTCCACCACTTCTTGTCCATTGATATACATTTATTACTTCATGTGTATCAAAAGAAGTAGATACATTAGTATAAGGTAAATTGGTGCCGTCATTACTAAAATATGCTTGTACTGTAGTTGCATTTGTATTTGACAATCTATAATTTCTATTCCTAAATACTGCTTTTCCGTCTTTGCCTATAAAAAATTGTGCGTTTTCTGCTTTTTCACAATCTCTTATAGCAGTTAAAATATCATTTGAACTACCAAATTGTGATATAACTTCATTTGTACCAGTTTGAACATCTCTTAATGCTGTAGGATATTGTATTTGATTTAATAATCTTGTTACTCTTTCGCTAGATAATTCCTGTTCGTCCTCGTAACCTAATACAGTTGATATTCCAAGTTCTGTAAATCCACCTCTACCTAAACGCCAACCAGCTGATGTTAGGGTTTGTGAATTAAATATTTTAAAAGCATCAACGCAGTTAAATATAACTGTACTATCAGCACCAATAGCTGGATATTGTACTGGTATCATATCCAAAAAGCCGTAGAATATTGGATAACTAGTACTATCATATTCAGCCAATATTCTCATAGGCTTAAATGGTTGTATTTTAGTTATTGCGTTTGCTGTATCATAATATGGACTAGATGTGTTATTTGGATTAAATCTATTATCTGCATTTGATAATAATATACTTGCAGTACCACCAACAAACTGTCCTAATTCATTTTGACGACCACGCTTGGTTGTAAATTGTCTTACATAAGTGGATATATCCGTAAATGTTATAGAACTATCAAACGGATTGTTATCAAAACCAACTTCAACTGTAATATTAACATTTGTATCAAAAGCAACACTCATTAGATAATCACATTAATTCCACGCCTAGCACCCTCTTGTAATGCTCTGGCTACTGCCTCCTCAACTTCTGTTGCAGTACTTAAGCTTGTTCCTGTATTTACCGTTATAACAGTATTACCACCACCTAGTGTTCTTTCGGCTAATCCACCACCAATATCTCTTGAAACTGAGGCGCCACCACTTGCTGGAAATACTTGTGAGCCAGCACCACTTGTTGCACCAGTTACAACACTTCCCATATTTATATTTTTTCCAGCTAAATCAAATATAGAGCCAAACTTTTTAGCTAATTCATCTAAACTACCACCAACACTGGAAACCATTTGTTGTAAGCCTTCTTCTAAAGCACCAATTGCGTTTGCGTCTGCAATAGCTTTATCTAATTCTTTTTTAGCAATAGCCATTTCAAGTAAATTCTCTGCATTTTCCTCTGTGGCTTTAGCTAAATCCTCTTGTGCTTTTTGATATTCTTTTTGTGCTTGTTTAACTCTTTCAGTTTCCTCCGCAACTTGTTTTTTAGCTCTTTCAACTTCACGCTGTGCTTGTATTTCTGCCTGTGTAGCAGTTGTGCTATCTATAATTGTTTGTTCTAAAGTTCTTTTAGCTTTTTCTAATTCTAAATCTGCTAATTTGCTAGTACCTGCTTGTTCCTCAGCTCTGGCTAATGCCTCCTTAGCTCTTTCAATAGCTATTTCCTCATCTAAGGTAACTTGTGTAGATAGTTCCTGTTGTTTTTTTAATTCCTCTAATGCTTTATCTACCAATCCCTCTGCTTTAGCTTTATCTGCTAATGCGTCATTAAGTTTATCTGTCTTATTTTTTTCCTTTTCTGTTAAATCAGCAATATTATCTTGGATTTTTTGTAGTCTTTTGTATGCAGATAACACATCTTGTAAAGCACCTAATGCTTGGTCTTTTCTAGCTTGAGCTAATTCCAATTCAGCTTTAGTTTGTTCCTCTATTTGTTCGGTTACTTCCTCTTGTGTTGGTCTTAAATCCTCTAAACTTGCGTTATATGCCTCTACTGCGTCTCTTTCAGCGTCATGTGATTTTTCCAAGTCTCTTATAACAGTAACAAATCTGGTTGCAGTTACATTTGTATAACCAATCTGTGTTTGATATTCCTGTAATCGTGTAATAGGCATACCATTTTCAAAATCCTCACTAGCCTGTCTTGCATTTATAATGGCTTGAACTAATTTATCTAGTATTGATACAGTACCTCTAGCTGTTCCCTCAAAATCTTTACCAATATCTTGTAATAATATTTGCCATTTATTAGATAAAATATCTAATTCTGCCTGTAAAGTATCTAACTGATTGTCTGAAATTTCCTGTGTAGTACCACCAGCGTCTCTTAAAGCCTTTTCATATTCTCTTATTTGGTCTGTAGTTCCAGATAGAATTTTAACTGCGTCTGCAACACCTCTGTTAAGTCCTAATTGGTCTAATGTAGCTGCTTTCATTTCATCAGACATAGGACCAAGTACTGCGTCTAGCTCCTCAATAATATCGGCAACATTTTTCATATTGCCCTCTGCGTCAAACATTTCTAGTCCAAGTTTTGCAAATTCCTCGCTATTTTTAGCAGTAGCTCTAGGTATATCTCTTAAGACTTGGTTTAATTTGTCGCCTGCCTCAGCACCCTTTACACCTCTATCGGCAAATACAGCTAAAACTGCAACACCTTCCTCAATATCTTTATTAACTACTTTTAAAGCTGCACCAGCTTTTGTTGTTAATGCCTCAGAAAATTGCTGGACACTTGCATTTGCTAATGTATTACCTTTAACCAAAACATCAGTAACTCTTGTAAGATTGGCTAAGTTTTGTTCTGCGTCTTTTACTGTTAAACCTAAAGCAGATTGTGCGTCTGTTGCTAAGTCCGTAGCAGTAGCCATATCAAACATACCTGCTTGTGCAAATTTAGCTACTTGTGGTAAAGCTGCAATAGATTGTTCTGCGTCTAAACCTGCTGACGCTAAGAAAAAGAATGCCTCTGCTGATTGATTAGCAGATATGGTAGTTTCCATAGCAACTTGTTGAGCTGCTTTTACCATAGCCTCTTGTTCAGCTACAGTTGTGTTCATAATTGCAAGTGATTGTGTCATCTTGCTATCAAATTCTTTAAATGCCGATACGGCAACTGAAACTGCCTTAGCAGTAGCTATTAATGCAACACCTAAACCAGCAACACCAATTTTAGATAGTGTTTTCATTTGTGCGTTTAAGGTTGTACCTGTTTTACCTAAACCTGCTAATTGTTTTCTGGCTAAATTAGTACCAGCAGTAGCAATTCTAATTATTAAGTCTGCACCTTTACCCATTATTTTTTCCTTTTATTTGCCTCTGCTTGTGCCATAGCCATTTGTTTATTTTGTTCCTCTTGCTCCCATAGGTAGTAAGTTACCCATTGATTATATTCATATGATGACATTTTAGTTCTTAAATCGGCAACTGTCATGCCTAAATCACGAGCTAAACGAAATTGAAAAGATAGGTCTGGATTAGTCTTGAAATTCATCAGACATTTCTGTCTGAGTATCTCCTCCTATACCATTAATGTTTGCTATTTCTACAAAAATTTTATCTATAATTCCAGCGTCTTTATCATAAAGCACTTCTAAAGCGTCATCATCAAGCTTTGGCTCAATAAGACTTGCTTTTAAAAGTGCCTTTTGATAATCAAATGCGTCCTTATCATCAGCATTAGAAATTCTTGCTAATTCAACCTGCATTTTTTTTGTTAAACCTTTTACGATTACCTTTGCGTTCCACTCAGGAATTTCTATTTCCTTAATTGGCACATCTGGTAATTTTTCTAGATTGTTTAAATCTAATATATCCATTGTGTTCCTTAATCTATATTATTAGTGTGTGCCTCTTGTTACGGCACCAGTTACTTGAAAATCTGCGGAATACCCTACAACATCTCCAACTGGACTTGATTGTGAATAGTTTGTACAGATTGCCTCGCCAGTGTATTTAATTGCTCCACTGCCAGTTCCCTCTGGTGAATATTCAAAGGATAAAGTTGCTGATTGTCCAACCACTACACCTAATATTCCGTCTAATGTACTATCCCATAGTCCAGATATAGACATTGTAGCGTCCTTAAGACCTACAATATATGTTTTATTTCCTGCACCTAATGTTGTTGTTTCTGCAACATCAGCTGTTTCTGGAAAATCCACATTATTTACATAACTGGAAATGTCTGTAAGAGTACCACCTGAATTATCAAGTTTAAATACGCTATCTTTTCCGTGTGTAAATGCCATTTACTATCTCCTATAATTAATTATTTCTTCCAAAACCTATAATAGCAGTAAAGCTAGGACTTGTTCCACCTATTGTAAATACTGCTTTTAGGTATCTATTAACTGTTGTTCCAGCTGCTACTGTTTTTACTTCTGCCGTTGTACTTGTGGCTTGTGTAAAGGTAACCAAATCTGCATAGGTAGTATCATCTGCACTATGCGTAATTTTTGCGTCCAATGTTGGACTTGTACCACTAGCTGCTGAAACAATTAAAAAAGCACCACCACCATTACCAGTTGATACTGTATTGTCTCTTGCAGTACCATTTGCAGTAGCAGTATATGTTGCATTTTCTAAAACTGTTCCATTGTATAAACCACTATCTACCTGAAAATCTATTGAAGTGGCTACAATATCCCCAACTGGCGAACTAACGCCATAATTGTTGATATTGTCTTTTCCAAATG